CTACTGTATATCTACTGTATACCAATTTTATAGTTATTTATAAGATATAATCTCCCATCTTAATTATATTATTGTTATCATCAAATGTAATATTTTTTTTCGTTATTTTCTTTTCTACTAACATTAATTTTAATTCATTTTCAACAGTATTGTATGAATCGATTTTTTTATTGTCTAATAATTTTTTTACAAATGCCTCAATTTTCTTTAATTTAGTATAATTATCAGCTTTATTCCACGGTTTATCATGATTTGACTTATTAATTATATCATTTATGTCTTTTTCTGTTTCAACATATGTTATATTTTCATTCGTTTTAATTCTATTATTTTTGAGATCTTTATAGTACTGCATTATAGATACGCTATCTATCCTATTTCTCAATATTTTCATATCAAGAGATGTAGCCTCTACGTTTACAATTGGTTTATTTTTGGTTGTGTCTTCAATAATAATTTCAGATATATAAGCAGGTTTATCTTTATTTACACCATCTAAATAGATCTCAATAGAATTGATATAATTATCCATATAATAATTTTATACTATTTAATATTAAAGTAAAAATCAAATTTTTTAATAATATATAAGAAGTATAATGAATATATCCTCTTTAAATAATTCTGATGAAAAAAGTTTAAATTTATATGAATTGTTTAATAATGATAATCATGCTAAAATTAGAATAAAGGATTTCACAAGTGATAAATATTTATCTCAAAATAAACAAAATATTAAAGCACAAATATTATCATATAAATTAATTAATAGGAATAATCATAAAAATATAATAGCAAATGTCGTTTATCTTGACTATAACTATTTTATAACAATTTTAAATAAAGAACAGTATCAAAATTTACATTCATTTTCAAAAAATTATTATATAAGTTATCTTGATAATGAACTTAATATAATATCTACAAATGCGTATGATAAATATATAGAAAAAAATTATGAAATTGTAATTTTAGAAATTAATAATAATCAATTTAAATATCATGAATTTGATATTATTAAACCAAGTATGTATTTATTATTTGAACAAAATAACATTGAAATATCATACCAAGTAAATGATATTATAATACAAAATCATATTCTTAGTATAAGTGATGATTATATAGTTATTGATGAAAGTAGTAAATTAACCATAGGTTCTCCTCTTTTTAAAAACAATATATTAATAGGCCTATATTATAAAAAAAATGGAAATAATTGTTATTTTTTTAGATAATCAAATATATTAAATTGGTTAAATAAATTTTCATTAATTACAAAACAAAAAAAAGAACTTATAACTAATCCATTATATGTCCCATACAGTAAAGAACAAATGTATTACATTATATTAAGTTTAACTAATAGAATAACATTATTAGAAGAATTATGTAATGAAATGAAAAATAATAAATAGTATAATATTATTATTTTGATAAATTTATCAAAATAATAAAATAGTATTTTCAATTAATAGTTATAGTTAATTGTTAATTAAATAATTTAGTTTTTGTTGTATTTGTTGTTGTAATAGCTACGAAGAAGTCTAACAGCGGTTTTAAGGCTTACAGCACGACCTCCTTGTTGTTCTCTTTCTTCAGATTCAGATTCAGATTCAGATTCAGATTCTTCTTGGTTATTGCCTCCTGCTTGAGCAGCCGCCCTTGCAGCCTTTTTGGCTCTGAGGGCAGCCAAACGAGCCAATCTGCGTTTTTCTTTAGCTTCTTCAATTTCTTTCAGACTTTCTTTTCTTTCCTTGGCTTTTTCGTTTTGAGCGTCGAGTCTAGCACGGTGAGCAGCTTCATTTGCTTGACTGGCCCTGTATGCGGCATTTGCTTTTTCACGTTGTTTTTCAAGTCTTGTTTGGTATTGGGCTTCAGTTTCAGAAGGTTTCTTGACTGCGCGTCTGGATTCTTTGTTTTTGTATCTTTGGACGTTTTGACCACGACGAGATTGACCAAGAGCACGCATAACTGCGACATCCCTGCCACGAGCAGTTGAGCTAAGAGAACCATCATCTAATCCTTTGTAGTCAAATTTTCCAGGATTACGAAGGTAACGGTCGTCAATCACTATTTTAGATGGGTCTTTAGGACTGTGTCTCAAATCATAAGACATAGCCGCAAGACGGCGTCCTTGAGTAGAATATTTACGATTTTTGTAATATTTTTTAAAAGCACGTTCAGCTTGATCAATATCTATGGGTTTAGCAGCCGCAATTCTGCTTCCTTTACCAACTCTGTTCAAATGTTCACCTGGTTGGATAGAACCCTTAACAATTACAAATCTTTTAGTGGGTACTTGTACTTCTCTTCCTTCCTTAGTCTTTACAGTTTTAGTAGCAGCAACATATCCTGCTTCAGCACCGTTCCCCAAAACAAATGTCATGCGGTCACCACTAACCTTCAATGGTTGTTTGCCTTCAGCACGTCTTTTATCGTTCCTTTCCCTTTCGAGTTCTGGGGTAATTTCCATAAGTAAACTCTTATCATAACCTCCAAATAAATTGTTCCCGTTCATTATTGTTTTTGTTATATAAATACTAAATATTATTTTTCCTAAACATTATTTAAAATAAGAATTATTAGTATATTTTAAATAAAAATATCTAAATTAGCCATTTTAGATATTTTTATTTAAAAAAATTGATATAAGAATTTATACCTTGAAATATACATAAACTATAAATGCCTAAGCCCAAAAAAACAGTTGTGGAAAATGTTAATTCTGTATCCGTTGATACATTGGATATAGATATATCTGAAGTTGAACAATCACAAATATATCAAAAGCTAACACATTTAGAACATGTTTTAAAAAGACCTGCTACATACATTGGTTCTATAGAGAAGAATACCGAAGAATGTTATATAATAGATAAAACAAATCCAGATGAGAAAAAAATAGTAAAACGTCTAATTGAAACTATTCCAGGATTATTTAAAATAATTGATGAAATTTTGGTAAATGCCGTTGACCAATATACTCGACTATTATTTAGAAAAAATAGCGGTGATAATTCAATATTTACTGTGTCTAATATAAAAGTAGATATTGACCAAAATACTGGTAGGATAACTATATTTAATGATGGTGAAGGTATTCATATTATGCAGACTGCCGAAATAGGTATTTATGTCCCTGAATTAATATTTGGGCACTTACTTACTGGAAGTAATTATAATGATAACGAAGAGAAAATAGTTGGAGGTCAAAATGGTTATGGTTCTAAATTGACAAATATTTTCTCTAAAGAATTTATTGTAGAAACTGTTGATAAATCAAGAAACCTAAAATATGTCCAGACATTTACCGATAATATGACCAATAAAACTGAACCTAAAATAACAACATATAGTTCCAAACCATATACCAAAATATCGTTTATTCCTGACTATGAAAAGTTTGGAATTACAAAATTAAGTGATGATATGATAAGCCTAATAGAAAGGCGTGTCTATGATATATCTGCTTGGACTGATAAAACGGTTAATGTATGGTTTAATGGTGAAAAATTAGACTATAAATGTTTTGAAAAATATGTTGATTTATATATTGGTGATAAATCTACTCATCCAAGAGTTCATTTGCCATTAGGTAATCGTTGGGAAATAATTGTGTCTTATAATACAAATTCAAATTTTGAACAAGTTAGTTTTGTTAATGGAATTAATACTTCAAGAGGAGGAAAACATGTAGAATATGTATTAGGGCAAATTCGCGATGGACTTGTTGATTATATTAAGAAAAAGAAAAAGGTGCAAGTTAAACCTTCATCTATCAGAAATGAATTATTTATATTTCTAAAGTGTACTATCGTTAATCCATCATTTGATAGTCAGAGTAAGGAAACATTGATGACCCCTGTATCAAAATTTGGTAGTGTTATTACTATTGATGATAAAATGATTGATAAAATTGCTAAAATTGGTATCATGGACAATATAATGAATAGTCTTGAAACCAAGAATAATAAAGAATTACAAAAATCGGATGGTAAAAAACAGAACACTATTAGAGGATTACCCAAATTAAGAGATGCTGTTCAAGCTGGAACAGCTAATTCTAAGGATTGTGTGCTGATATTAACTGAGGGAGATTCAGCAAAGGCTTCGGTTGTATCTGGTCTAAATCAAGATATGGTTCAATATTATGGTGTATATCCACTTCGTGGTAAATTTCTTAATGTAAAAGATCAGGATGCTGAAAAAATTATTAAAAATGAAGAGATTTCCGCTATTAAAAAGATTTTAGGCTTAAAAATGAATGTTGATTATTCTGATAAAAATAACTGGGAATTGAGATATGGTAGTCTTATGATATTGTGTGATTCTGATGTAGACGGCAGTCATATCAAAGGATTACTCATTAATTTCTTTCATAGTTTTTGGCCTTCGTTACTAAAATCAGGATTTGTAATTACAATGCTCACACCAATTGTTAAAGTTTTTAAAGGCAATCAAAAAAAGAGTTTTTACAATTTAGGAGACTATAATAATTGGAAACAACTAACTCCTGATTATCACACATGGGAAAATAAATATTATAAAGGGTTGGGAACTTCAAGTTCAAGTGAATTTAAAGAATATTTTAAAGATCTTAAGGTATTAAATTATAAATGGTCAGATACGAGTGACCATTCTATTGACTTAGCATTTAATAAAAAGAGGGCAGATGACCGAAAAAAATGGCTAGAAGACTATAATATTCAAGATACATTGGATTATTCAATTACTGATGTTCCTTTTGAAAACTTTTTCAATAAGGATTTTAAACATTTCTCTAATTATGATAATATTCGTAGTATTCCAAATGTAATTGACGGATTAAAGCCTGGTCAGAGGAAAATCCTTTTTAGCGCATTCAAAAGAAATTTAAATAAGGAAATTAAAGTTGCCCAATTTTCAGGTTATGTAAGTGAACATTCTGGATATCATCATGGTGAAGTGTCTCTACAATCGACTATTGTTAATATGGCTCAAAATTATGTTGGCTCTAATAATTTATCACTATTTGTTCCTAGTGGTCAATTTGGAACGCGGTTGCAGAATGGTAAAGATCACGCTAGTGCTAGGTATATCTTTACCTATTTACATCCTATTACTAGATTTATATTTAGAGAAGAAGATTTACCTATAGTAAATTATCAAGATGATGATGGATTTATGATAGAACCAACATACTATGTCCCTATTATACCTATGATTTTAGTAAATGGTGCTAAGGGTATTGGTAGTGGATATTCAACGAGTATTCCACAACATAATCCCAAAGATATTGTAAATGCTCTTATTCAATTATTAGAAGGAAAGTCATTAAATAATATTAAGCCATGGTTTAATGGGTTTAAGGGAACGGTTGAAATGTTTGGTGAAGACCAATACCTAAATAAAGGTAAATATGAAATAATTGACGACACTACAATTTTAATCTCTGAAATACCTATTGGAACAAGTATAGAAAATTATAAAATATTCTTAGAGGAACATACTATTGATAAATCAAACACAAATAAAAAACAATTTATAAAAAATTATACGGAAAATGGAACAGATAAAATTATTAGTTTTACTGTAAAAATTCAAAAAGATAAAATGGATAACATTAAAAATGATAGTAAAAAAATAGAAGACTTATTTCAACTCTCAGACACATCATACACAAATTATAGCAATATGTATCTCTATAATAATGATATTAAAATTCATAAATATATATCCGTTTATGAAATAATTATGGAATTTTATAATATTAGATTAGAGTATTACAATAAAAGAAAGGAACATTTACTTGGAATATACAAAAATGAATTAGATATATTAAGCCAAAAGTATAAATTTATTGAAAGTATTATTGATGAAACCTTAGAAATGCGTGGAAAAACTAAAATTGAAGTTGAAACCCAACTTAATAGTTTGGGATTTTTAAAACTTGCTAATACATCAAGTAAAGAGACAAGTTATGACTATTTAGTACAAATGCCTATATACTCAATTACTAAAGAAAAAATGGCTGAACTAAAAGATAAAGTTGATAAAAAACAACATGAATACGACACATTATTTTCGAAATCTATTCAGCAAATTTGGTTAGATGAACTACAACAGTTAAATATGCAACTAGATAAATATTATAGTGATTTTAAAGCTGACTTTGAAAACGGGGAAGTAATCAAACCTAAGAAGGCTACAACTAAGGTATCAAAAAAATAAATTGTAAAATAATATAAAAAAAGATTGATATGTTTTATATTAATTTATGTGTAAATAAAGCTTATTCAATATGGAAATAAAAAAAGAAAATAAATATTGCCCTATTATTTTTAGTAAAGGAAAATACTCCTTATCTTTATTAAGTTTAGATTATGGATTACCAAAAGAAACTAAATATACAATATTTTTAGTTCCATGTAGAGAATTTTTAGTTTGTGGAAGTATTTGGCGTGAACTAGATTTATGCACTATATTCTGGGAACCCCCTGCATGGGGTGTGAAAAGAGACAGTTTTGAAAAGGAAAAAACTAAAATAGCTTATTTAATTGCGTTTGCCTCTGATATAGCACCAATTTGTAAAAAATGGGCTGATGACTGTTTAAATAAAACTATTACACCAACCGAAAAGAAAAATGAGACAAAATAAATGGCTTAAAGAAAATAATATTATATATATTAGTTGAGAAGAACCTATATTTATTACTAAGCCTTTTCTCGCATTAGGGGTGATATTTTTAGTGGTTTAAAATTATAATCTTCTATGATACTCCCTTATTATTTCATATTGTAAATGATTTAACATTTCGCTTACATAAACGTATATTAGTAGGATTTAAATTCCAAGATTTCTAATATATGGTGAAATAATATTGTATAATAAAAGTTTTCAACCGCTGTAAAAAGCTGTCAAATGAAAACAAGCCCTGACAGAGGGTGCATTTACATCACTGGATAGAATAGTTTTACATTTTTCTGTCTCATTTTTCTTTTCGGTCGGTGTAATTATCAGGAACTTCATGATACTGTATATTTTAGAATAGAATTATATAATGAAAATTATAAGGACAAAATTATTAAAGCTTTACGAGATTTTAATTTCAATTTTTCAATGAATGATACTATATACACTGTTTATTAAATATATATAAAAAATAGTATTATTATAAAAATAGTTTTTTATTGATTTATATTAATATTATTTTTAAATAGATTGTGTTTATTTTTGCTTATGTTCCGCTTTAATGACATCTAACTTTTCTTTAGCTTGAGTTAATTTAGCTTCTGCTTCAGTTTTGGCAGCATCTAATTTAACTTTGGCTTCAGTTTTGGTAGCATCTAATTTAATTTTGGCTTCAGCTAATTTAGCATCTGCTTCAGCTTTAGCAGCATCTAATTTTTCTTTGGTTTCAGCTTTGGTAGCATCTAATTTTACTTTGGCTTCAGCTAATTTAGCATCTGCTTCAACTTTAGCAGCATCTAATTTTTCTTTGGCTTCAGCTTTAGCAACATCTAATTTTTCTTTAGCTTGAGCTAATTTAGCATCTGCTTGAACTTTGGCTTCAGTTAATGTAGCATCTGCTTCAAGTTTAGCAGCATCTAATTTTTCTTTAGCTTGAGCTGCTTTTGTTTTAGATTCCTTTAGTAATTTACAACTTGATGAACGAGCTTTATTCTTCAAGTCTTCAGGAGTGCCTTTTATACATTCTGCTTGTTCACAGCTTAAATCAAGATATGAACCGGAGGGGCATTCTTTAACACATTTGCCATCATATAATATTTCAGCATCTTTACATTTTACAGTTGGGGTAATCGCACTTTTAAGCATTTTTCCGATACCAAGAATACCTCCTAGTAAATTATAAAAGAAACCACCTTGTTGTTGTTGCTGTTGTTGCTGTTGTTGCTGTTGCTGTTGTTGCTGTTGTTGCTGTTGTTGCTGTTGTTGCTGTTGTTGCTGTTGTTGCTGTTGCTGTTGTTGCTGTTGTTCATTTTGTGTTCTATGTTTTCTAAACTGTTTTAATTGTTGCTGTTTTTTGCCTCCCTCTAAATTTTTTTGTTTATTTGCTTGACGACTTCGTTTTTGTTGTTTTGACCCAGCACGACGTTGTTGAACTTTAGAACGACGACCACCACCATCATATGCTGGATAACACTTTTGAAAAAAATATTCCAAAGCCATATAATATGCGAGTGTGCTATATATGTTTCGATTAATATTGATTGGATTTGTAGGTGTAGGTGTATTATCATCATTCGTATAACTATCTTCAAATCTTTTAAGATATTCATTTACTAGTTCGCAAGTAGTTTCTTTATACTCATTTATATCTAATACAAATGTTGTATCATTGTTGTTGTTATTGTTGTTGTCCATTATTTTAATTATATAATATATAAATATTATTTGATTAAATAATTTAAAAAATATAAATACAATACAAATTTATTTTAATATATTATACTTTATTTTAAAATTAGTGTAGTATAGAAACCTCAACGATAATACTACATTTAAATATTTATGTATTTTTACTCTATTTATATGTAGTGCTATTATTTGTAATATGCATTGAATATTTATCCATTTATTCAACAAATTTGGTTTATTTTGTAACTAATGGCAAAAAGCTTTTGTATAGACCTTACTTTTTATCAGATGATGCGAGTCGCGAGCATCCCTAATTTTTTGTAAACTTTTTTATTTATCTTTTCGTTGTTGCAGCGAATTGTTTTTGATCTTCTTCCTGTTGTTTATAAAACTCGTCTCTTTGTTCTTCAGTTAAACGTTCATAAATTGCCATAGCCTCACGTCCAGCCACTGCTATAGGTATACCTTTCTTTTTGGTAGTTGATGACGCAAGTGGAGCAAGCCTTAATTTATCTTCTTGTTCTGCTGCATATCGTTTTTGATCTTCTTCCTGTTGTTTATAAAACTCGTCTCTTTGTTCTTCAGTTAAACGGTCATAAATTGCGATAGCCTCACGCCCAGCCACTGCTATAGGTATAGCTTTTTTTTTCATAGGTTCGACACCTTCACCAGTTTCCACCTTTGTAGATACGGATGTAGATGGCCTTCCTTGTGAGTTTTCATTAGTTACGATTGGTCTATTAGCAAAATTTTTTAACATATTTCCAATACTACTAATACCACTAAATAACTTAGACAAAATTCCACCTTGCTGTTGTTGTTGTTGTTGTTGTTGTTGTTGTTGTTGTTGTTGCTTATTTTTGCCTCCTTCTAATATTTTTTGTTTGTTTGCTTGACGACTTTGTTTTTGTTGTTTTGAGCCAGCACGACGTTGTTGAACTTTAGAACGACGACGACCACCATCATATACAGGAATACAATGACGATGAAAATATCGGATAGCCATATCATATGCTAGTTTACTATATCTGGTATGGTCAATATTGATTGGATTTGCGGGTGTAGGTGTAGTATCATCAATTTTATAACTATCTTTAAATCTTTTAAGATATCCATTTACTAGATTGCAAGTATTTTCATCATACTCATTTATATCTAATTTAAATGTTGTATTATTATTGTTGTTGTTGTTGTTGCTCATTTATTTAATTATATAATATGTAAATATTATTTGTATTTTTCAAATTAATTAATCAAATGTATAACCTTAAATTATTTATATGTAATTTCATTCATTCATTAAAAAATTGAAAAATATTGTATTTATATTTAAAAAATTAGATATTTATAATATTAATGTATAAATTATGGATAAAGACATAATAGAATTAATATATAATTTTAGTGAACAAGCAAAAGAAGAAAAATGGGATTTAAGTGAATACAAAAAAAATATTATCGACTCTCTATTACATGTTTATAGTAAATCGGATTTCCATCCAAATGTAATTGACCAGATTATTTGTTCTATACTACCTTGTTTTAATAAAAATAATAGATTTGATTTAAAAGTAACACGCAGTAAACGCAAGAATAATATTGAAGAATTAACTAGGTTATTAAATATTCCTAAGAATAGTGCTCAAAAGTCAATGGAATGGAAATTAAAGAGGCATGACCATATAAACGCAAGTGAGGCCAATAATATTTTGGGTGGTTCACGAAGGTCAATGTTGATAACAAAGGCCAAACCACTAGATGAATTAATTAATACTGGTGGTGCAGCCACTGAACACGGCACTATTTTTGAACCTATTTCAAATGAAATTCATAGGTTAAAAATAAAAAAAAAAATATATGAATTTGAAAGTATAGAACATCCAGTATACAAATTTATAGCGGCTAGTCCTGATGGTATTACAGAAGATGGTGAATTAGTTGAATATAAAAATCCAAAAACTAGAGAAATTGTAGGTGTTCCAAAAAGTGATTATTGGGTTCAAATGCAATTTCAAATGGAAGTAACAAATTTATCAAGATGTCATTTTGTAGAATGTAGTTACAATCATTATTTGTGTATAGAAGATTATGGATATTCAAATGATGAATTTAAAGGAGTATACATAGAATACTTCGATTTAGAACAAAAAAAACATGTTATATATAGTCCATTAAATATAGATGTAGTTGAAGGTATAGAATGGTATCGTAATGAACGAGATAAAATTATAAAAAATGTATCACCTGATATTCATGTTGATTGGTCATGGTGGGGATTAAAAAAATATAGTTGTTTTGTAGTTTATCGTGACAAAGAATGGTTTCAACAGACCTTACCAATATTTCAAGAATTTTGGGATGAAGTCTTGAAATGTAGAAACGACCCTAGTTTAATTCCCGTTCATATTAAAAAAGAAAAAAATATTCCATTAGTTATTGATAATATCTGTAAAATCGATTATGATGACTATGTATAGATACCAACTTTTTATAAATAATAGTAAACTATTTATTTTTAATAAAAATACAAATAAATTCATTTTAATTAAAAATAATTTTATAAATTAAACCCAATATATAATTTTTTGTTGTGATGTATGTATTTTATGAGAGCTTGTTAATGTATATAATATATATTTTTCACCATTTGAATATCTTTCTTTGCTGATAAGATTGTAATTTAAAGCTTTTAGAAATTGTCTTAATATAGTAACTACTTTTTGTTCATCAATATTATCTAAATATATCTTACTTTTACAAGGGAAATAAAATTTTGAGAGTTCATCTTTTAAGAATACAATTTTAGAAATAGTCTCCCATTTTTCAAAATCCTTTTTACGAAAACTATATTCTTCTTTAAATGCGTCAATTCCTATTGTTTGTAATAATTTGTTTAGAATATCAATATTAGGAATTTCTTTAAATACCTGAGACATATTTAAATTTAACTTGAGTGTATATTATAATATGTATATAATTATATTTTAATTATCATTATTTAAATATACTTCTACACGATTATATAAATATGTTTCAATTCTTGGTAAAACAGCATAGCATTCATGATAAAATCTTTTAAAAAGTGTAAGTAATTTAAAATCACTCGGTAATAAATACGCAAACTCTGGTTTAATATATAAATCTCGATATTTTTTAGGGATAACTTTAACACTTTTTTTAGGAATTACCGTAATTAATTGATATAAATTAAATGCTTTAATACTTGTAAATTGTTTTGTTTCTACCAAGTTATTTAAATACTTCGTTTTTTTTCGCATCTGTTCAATACCATTATAAAGGCTATATAGATTAGGTGCAACTGGAAATTTATAATGCCAGAACCAATTTTTGCAGCCATTATTATAATATGATAATATCCATTCTAAACCTTCTAAGTAATTAGTAACAACATTATTTAATATTTCAGGTTCATTGCTTCCAATCCAATACTTATTAAATCTCTCGATCCAACCTTTACTGCCCAATTGGATGTTATCTTTTTCTTTAGTATAAAATGGATAAAAATTAATTAGAGCTTTTTTCCTGTCGTATTCACTTAATTTTGGATTTAAAAAAGGTTTCCAACGAACAATATCAATAGATTGTTCGTATAATAACTTGTTTTCATTTTTATATAGACCATATATAATAAAGCTTAAAAATTCTAAATCAATGCCATTATTTGAAATTAAAAATCGTTTATATTTAGTTAATCCATTCTTATAAATATCACGCATATATTCAAATCCGTCTTTTTGTATTTTTAGTATAAATAAGTTTGGAATAAAATCATTGCCCAGGAGAAATGTTAAAAATATATAATCCTGAAATGCATTATCCGAATGCTCTAATTCAGATATTCCAAATTCACGCATAATTTCATCTCGAAAATCATTTATATTCATAAATAGATATTCTATGTTTTCATCTACTTTAAATGGATAGTAACTAGATTCTCTAAATAAATATGTATTTGGGTAACCTTTTAACATAGTTAATATAATTAAATCGGCATCAAGTCCATAAATTACTTTATTTTTATTTTTATGAATATCTTTATTTACATTCATATGATGTAAAAGTTTATGTTCTCCTTCCCCAGGAGTATCACTATTATCAATAATTATTTCCATATTGGGAAAAATTTCGGTCATACGAGTTCTATAAAATTCTAATGCGTTATTTAGACGTTCCATAAATTTCGTTCCAGGCGTTATAGCATTTGTATCCCATACTATTTTATCAGAGGTAATATTATATTCTTTATTTAGGTTTTGTAATAGTTCTGATTCTTTAACACTTTTATATCGTCTCTGTCGTTGTTGCGTCATTTTCGCCATAGGGGCTACACCATCAATCGCAATATAAATAGTATCTATTCTTTCAAAACCTATACTATTTATTTTTTTATTTAGTATCTCTAATACTTTTTCAATTAGATGGTATTCAATTACAATTTTTTTCTTTATATTTGTATAGGATAATGATGCTTTTGCGTCGTAAATTATCCCATTAAAATCAAAGTATAATATAATTCGCTTATCATTAAGTTTTTCTATTACACAATTATTATAATTTGATGTAATGTATCTAAAAAAGTAGGGGACTCCCATTTTATTAATATATATTTAGCAATGTAATATCTTTATATTCAATTTTATCTTTCAAATAAACAAAATAGTTAAATATATTTAATATAAATGTTGAATACAAAAATAATTATATATAATAAAAAAAATTGAATTATATAAATACCTAACATTGTGTATAGTAAATTAAAATGAATAGTAATAAGCGTTTGCTAAAAGAGTTAGATGAACATAAAAAAAATACTGATAATACAATCAAATTAGAGTTGTATGACTATAATATAATGCATCTTAAATGCACAATAACACCAAATGAAGATTCATTATATCATTTTGAAATAGATGGTGTAAAATCGACATATACATTAGAAATAAATATTAATAATGAATACCCGTTCAAAGAACCTAAAGTAAAATTTAATCCAACTATATTTCATCCAAATGTATATTCGGTAACAGGTGATATTTGTCTTGACCTATTAAAAGATGCTTGGACGCCTGCTTTAACAATACATTCTTTATGTTTATCTATATTAAGTTTAATGAATACACCAAATACAAGTGACCCTGTAAATGCTGTAGCGGGCAATTTGTATGATACTGATAGAGAAAAATATAAAGAAGAGGTTATATCATGGTATCATTCAAAAAAATAATTATTCGACAATTTAAAATAAATGGTGCATATTTATTCAGATGTATAATATATAGTTTAAATTTATTAATATATTATATAACTTTTTTTTATGTCTATCACTATATTTAATAATGATTGTGCGAAATTACCTACTTATTTATTGATTGTTAATAAAGTAAAATTAGATAAAATAATAAACCAAGTGTCTTATTATTTTAAAAGACAAATGTTATTTCAAAATAATATTTATCTAATGTTAGATGATTATGAATATGATAACTCCAAAATAATATTTTATAATAATACAATTAAATACAAGACTATATATAAAAGGTTTCAAATAAATAATGTAAATTTATATATTCCAATTGAAGAATATTCAAAATTTTATTTAAATTATAAAATAAAATTATGCACACGTGTAGTAGAAACACTTGGAGTGCATACACTGAAATATGATTATAATAATCTAGCACAATCACATTTAAATATAGCACAAAATGCATCAGTTCAAAACGTTGAATTAACGGTGAATATAAAAAATGAAATGAATAAAATAGATAATAATAATGAAGGTAAAGAATATGAAAAGGGATTATGTAGTTATTTATTTTACTCAATAGAAAACTATGAAAAAAAAATATTAGATATATACAGTGCTTTTATAGATAAAAATGATTTTAATCATGATTTTGAATTGCGTAATTTAATACATTCAAGATTAATTGGAAATTTATTTGACTATGAAGTAAAATATGATACAAATTTTATAGATAGTAAAGAAGTTGAATTTGCATTAGGGTTTTATTCATCTAAAAGTATTGGTATACATCTTAAAAAAATGGTCAATAAAAAATTAAATGTGAGTGTTAAGATTACATTTTACAAATATGAGGAATTAATAAATAGTGAAAATATGCAAATGGATGATAGATGTTTGCAATTAATAAAAAAAAATAGTTCTATACATTTATTAACAAATTACATAGAAAAACATATAGAAAACAATAGTAGTTTTGATGTATACTATTTTATGAAAATATCAAAACCTGAATATTTACATAAATTGATAAATAATGTAAATACTAAAGATGACCTTAAAGATAATGGTTCTTTTTTTACAAGTTTAAAGAGCACTCTATATCCATCATTATTAACCTTTGATGATAATGGATTATCAAAGCTTCAAGACATTTACATTATGAAATTGAGAAAAAATATAGATATAGAATCAGAAAATGCGAATATAACATGTTTTAACATTCGTTGTAATAAGAAATATTGTTCATGTAGGAAATATAAATCTTTAAAATCCATATATTGTTTTATTATTAGAGCCTATAATCATAGAAATCCAGAAAATATTATAACATATGGGTTAAAAAATACAAAGGAGTTTTCAACAACGATTCATTATATTATAATGAATTTAAAACACTTTACAACCTATGATATGTTTATAAACTATGTTAGTAAAACTATAAATAATTGTTTGAGAAAGGCAGAAACAGTGAATACAGATGAAAATACAGATGAGAATACAGATGAAAATATAGATGAAACAACTGATTTAGCCCTAATATTAAATTCGTCTAATGAAAATTATGTATCAAAGAATATTGAAATGAGTGATAATGATTATAATAGTAACGATAGTGTTAATAGTGATAGTTCCGAGAATATAAATATAGAAAATAATAATAATAGGGCTATAGTCAAAAATCGGAAGAGACATCAAATGAATTCATGTAGTTAATTATGTAAATGATAAATTTTATATTATACTATTTCTAGTATATTATAATAATTATGAAATCATCAAATTTAGAAAATCTAAATTTTTTAATTGCTGTAGGCAAGACCACCCATACCACTCATGATACGAAGAACGTTGTAGTTAGTGGCGTAGACACGAACACTGCAGGAGCGAGAGACATTATTTTGACGAACAGCGCGTTGAGTAAGAGTAAGTTGAAGGGTAGCGTTGTCGATACGAGACATGTTGCAGGTGCCAGAAGGTTGGTGTTCTTCAGGTTTAAGGCCGAAAGAGTAAACATTGATACCAGTAGCAGGGCAGTTGCTGTGGTGTTGGTAAGGTTGGACAAGGTTGAAGTAGCGTCCACCGCGTTCAGAGAATCTGTCGTGGCCGTTAAGTTGAAGTTTGCAAGAAGAAACGGGATTGTCACCACGGTCAAGAACATTAGTAGTGTCGTTAAGACCAGTGAAGGTATTGGTGGCTTGAGCCAAGTTAAGAACACTGGCGTTAAAAGCATTGCTGATACCTTGTTGAACGGTTGTGGTAAGACCTGGAACACCCGCAAAAGCAGTTGTTGTGGCGGTAGTAGCAGGGTTTCCAGAATCGACACCAGTCATTCCTTCACCGAGAGGGTTACCGGGGGTGCCAGAAAGAGGAGAGGCATCAAGAGCATCAGTGTAGTTGAACCATTGAAGACCACCTAAAGTAGCGGTTTTGGATTGATTGACGTGGTCATCTGGTTGAACAACCCAGATAAGTTCCTTGACGGGGTGATTGAAGTTTAATTTGATTTTGTTGGCGGTAGAAGAAACGGATTCATCACCAGTGAATTGTAATTGTTCGATGAGGTATTCGTGAGAAACTTGAGCAAAGCGTCTGCGTTCATCAGTGTCAAGGTAGACATAATCAACATAGAGAGAGGCAGCAGAAAGGGAAGGAACAACAACATTGCCAGAGCTCCAAGTGCTACTTGCAGCATCACGGAATTCGATGTTAATCTTGACTTCGTGGTATTGAAGAGCGATAAGGGGAAGAGCAAGACCAGGGTTTCTGCAGAACCAGAATTCAAGAGGGATATATAAGGTAACAGCGGGCATAGAAGCAGTAGTATCAGCAGTGCCGAAGGCAAAGTCATCACTAACACTTACATTTGGGTTAGTAGCACTTCCATTAATAGGTTGGGTAAGACGGGGAACATTTCCAACCATGGAAGCATAGCCAGCGGCGTGACCTGCGGTTTGAGTAAGTTCATTCCAGATGTGGAGCCAGTCACCATAGTGACGGTCGATACGTTGACCACCGATTTCAACTTCAACCATTTTGATCATGACGTGACCAACCCAGTTGAGCCAACGGAATCTTTGACCAGCAGCGCAGGTTACACTAGGAAGAGTAACTTGCAAATAAACACGGGAAATAAGATCACCATTGCGGGAAATTGTGCAGGTAACTTTGCGACCCCAATCGGCAGCACCGTTAAAAGTTTGTTCAATAGATTCCATAGAGAAATTAGTGTGTCTACGGTACATTACTTTCCAAAAAGTGATTTGAGGATTTCCAGTAAGATAGATGTCTTGAGCACCATATGCGACAAGTTGCATTAAACCACCACCCATTTTTGTTTTATATAATATAATCAAGAAAAAAAATTTAGCAAAACGCAATTAAATTAAATTTTATTTAATATATCTTTAACATCAACATCGTTAATTATAGAGCGACTTTTCTTAAATTCAAAAACACTATCAGATATATGTCTAAATTTCCAACCTTCTTTAATCATACTATATATAAAAGAAATTTTAATTAAATCAATTAATATTTTTTCATGCGATCTTTTAATAATATTTTGCATAACGATAGTCTAATTATATTCTCTTATCAAAAATCAATTATATCATTTTAACGAAAATCAATAAATTAATTAATTTTGCGTGTAAATCTGAAATTCTGTTAAAATATAATAAATTTTATTTAAAAAGAACTATGATAATATAAAATATAAATAATTTTGTAATTTTATAATAATGTTATTATTTAAAGATAAAAATAATAAAAAAAAAAAAATTGCTTCTACAAATGTAAATATAGACAATAAACATCAAGAATTAATACGAAAATTTCAAGAAAATAAAACAAGAAAAATAGAATTACAGAAAGAATTACAAAATGTTCAAAATGAGTTAAAAATTTTAGATTCTATTGCTAATCAAAATATATCAGATGAACAATTAAATCTAAAATTCGATTTAAAGGAAAAAATAATTGATATAGAGCGTGAAATTTCAAATATCAGCACAATTGAAGATCCACAATTATATTATTTAAATACAGGACATATTCTTTTTCAATATTATAATATGTGTAATGAACCTGTTGTAGTGCCTGATGTTGAAAAGACACCTTATATTATTGAAAAGGGACCTTTATCAAAATCAATTTTGGATTTTTTTAAAAATGATAATGAAAATCAATCAAATATAAATATAAATTATACTACAAATCAAAAATCAGATAATCAGAAACAAAGAAGAGTATTAACAAAAACAGAAATGATGGATAAGTATATGAATTATGTTGATACACGGTATATATCTGATAAAAACAAAGAAGATGATATTGAAATTTGCCGTAAATGTAATGCCCAGAAATATTTTATAAATGCGGAAGGAATAATGATATGTCAAAAATGTGGTGCACAAGAATATGTTTTAATCGATTGTGATAAACCTAGCTATAAAGAACCACCAAAAGAAATAGCATATTTCGCATATAAAAGAATTAACCACTTTAACAGTTGGAGTGGAACAGCAGGAGTATATTGTCTTATGGTTTGGACAATAATAAAAACTTGGGAAACCTTCATTTATCTAAATTTGACCAGATTTAGAATAAATGCCTTCACCTGCTAGTGAGATATAATATTTATATCTTGCGACACTATCAAATTGCTGGGACTTCCTTAGAGCCTATTATACTATAATATATCTAGTGATAGAATATTAAATGTGAAAATAAATAGGATTGGATAATCAGCAGCCAACAACTTATTATACCTATTTTTATGGTTAAATAAGTCAGGGGTTCACAGACTAAACGGTAGTGGGTTTTGTATATTTGTATATTATACAATGCTTAAGATATAGTCGGGTATATGTAGAAATACATATAATTTAGCAACGAATGGGTTAGTCAATTTCAGGGTAAAGAATCAACCGATATACCAAAAGATGTATACGATAAAATATTAGATGAAATAAAAAAAGAGCGAATAACTAATTTGACCAGTATAGAACCTGGTAAAATTCGGGAGATATTAAGAAAATTAAATCTTAATAAATATTATGAACATATTCCGCATATTATTAATCATATTAATGGTATTCCCGCACCACATATTACAAAAAATCAAGAAGAGACATTGCGAGTCATGTTTAAGGAAATACAAATTCCATTTATAAAATATTGTCCCAGTGAAAGACAAAATTTTTTATCATATGGATATGTTTTACATAAGTTTTGTCAGTTATTGGAACTTGACCATTTACTTCCATGTTTTCCTCTATTAAAATCTAGAGAAAAATTACAACAACAAGATATTATTTGGGAAAAAATATGTATAGACCTTGGTTGGGAATTTTATAGGTCAATATAAACAAATTTGCTTTGATTTACTAAAACTAAATATTTGTGATACACTAAATAATTAGTTTTACATCTTTTAATCATTTATATTATAATAGATGTGTTAAAATTAATATTTTCATTTTCATTTGGATAACCAATGGGATTACATAAAAATGGTATTTCATTTATTTTAACATTGGAAGGTGTATGTGTATGACCATAAATCCAACATTTTATTTTATGTCCTTTATTTTTAATTAATGTATCCATATCAGAATAAAACCATTGATTATATGGTTGCATTTGTTCTGTTTTATATTTTTCATCTATTAAAGAATATGATGGAACATGATGTGTTATTACTATACAGTTATCGTTGTTTTGTAATGTATTTTCTAAAAATTCAATACATGCCACATTCAAACTATTATATTTAACACAACTAAAATGAGGTATTTGATATACATCATTTATTTCATAGCATGGATTTGTTATTTTAGACCATAATATAGTTCCAATATAACACACATTGTCATAAATTTCATAACTATTATTCAAAAAGCTTATATTATGAAATTTTTCAAAATATTGCGTCATAAACGCATTTGTTTGATGTATCTGTTTTTTTTTATTATAATATTCATGATTACCTGGAATAACAAATGTTTTTTTGAAATTTTTACTTATAAACCGCATAAAAATATCATAATTTCGGTCATATGGATTACCAATATCTCCTGCTAATATACATATTTCATCAATACCAGATGGTATTTTATTAATACATTCTTGTATTTTATCGGGTTTAATAAATTCTAAATGTAAATCAGAAAAATATCGATGTTGTTTTAACATTTTAAATAAAAGATAAAATTTATATATAAGTATAGATATCAAATTTTTTAGATTAAAATAGTTTTTCATACATTTATTCCAAAGAAACAGTAGGATTGAAAAATGTATGAATATTAAATTGTCGTGTTTTCAGTTCTTCTTTAGATTTTTTTATTACTTTTTTAATAGGGGCATCTGGAATTGTATGTTGTTTATTTGTTGTAAAATCTAAAGGTTTACATGTGTCTGATATATCCTGTTTATTTCGTTCAAGTATTTCCTTTTCTAAATCTTCATAGTATCGAATTACTTTTGGATGGCATTTAATTCTATTTGGGTCAAAATTTAAAATGCATAATCCAGCTAAACTTCTAACTCTACTAAGTGCTACATACACTTGACCATATCCACCACTTCCCATAAATATATTATTACCAATATCAATAATTGCTAATTCTATAGTCATACCTTGTGAACGGTGAATAGTGCAACCATATCCCAATATTAATGGAATACCCACTGCTTTTACAAGCATACCATTTTCTTCAATATCCCATGTATAAGGACTAATAGCCCGAACTTTACCATTTAAAAATGCTACAATTGGAAATCCCTTATCATCAAAATCAGTAATTATTCCTTTACTACCATTTACTAAACCTTCATCAATAGATAAGTTAACTACAAGTATAACCTGCAAATCTTTACATAATTCTATATTTTTTGCTACGGGTGTTTGAGATAATATCTTTTGTTCTAAAGTTTCAGTATTATATACTCGTTCATCTGAATTTTCGGTTGGTTCAACACTAATATTTAATGTAAATAATTTAGTTTGATGTATTTTTTTCAAATTCTCTAAAAATGTATTATTTACACTATTCGCTCTATCTCTTGTAGGATATAATTGTGTAGGTAAAATACCGCTTTTATTATCAAGTGATTTTTTAAATCTAGACATCAAAACACTACTTGTTTCTTGGTCTGAAATACCTAATCGTATCTTTTGTAATGTTTCAATAAATTCTAAATCCGATTGCCTATGTATTTGTTTAAAATATACAGTATATATATTTGCTTCTTTCCATTCTGGTGTTTCAAAACAATAATCCATAGTATGTAAAAGATGCTGTTCTAAAATAGGTGATAACTGGCAGAAATCACCACTGAATATCATCTGTATACCTCCAAAAGGCAAACTGTTTTTTCTAATAAATTGAGCCAATTTATTTAATAATCGTAAAGTTCTTGGGGTCATCATTGATATTTCATCTATAATTAGAGTTTTTAGTTCTTTCCATCTATTTTTAATATATTTTCTTTTTGATATTGTTTCAATTATACGATTTTCATCTAATTTACTCACTCCTATACCCGAAAAAGAGTGTATTGTAGTTCCTCCAATGAGTAGTGCGCTTGAACCTGTAAGACTTGTTATTCCGATGTAACGTTTCCAGTCTTCACTATATTTATTTTTAACATATGTGATGAAATGTTCTAATACAAAAGATTTACCAGTGCCTCCTCCTCCTGTTAAAAACACATTTTGACCCCGTTTCATGCGTAATATAGCATCTTTTTGGTCATTATCTAAATTTTCCATTATTGTTAATTTTTTAGTTTAAACATAATCAAAAAAATAAACAATCAAATCAATTTTTTCAATATTAGTAAGATATTTTTAAATATATATATATATATATTTATTTAATTTGAAATTTATTACTAAATTCGAAATATTAAGATATAAAAGTATATAATTATAAAATTGTATTATAATGAATAATAAATATAATTCTAAATTAAAAAGTTTAGTTTATAACTATGATGATTACAGTTATGTTCGTATTTTAGATAAGAAACAAAATAAACAAATTGAAATTATTGAACGGTTAAATCAGAAAAATATTTATATATATTATTTTGAAAAGCAAGATTACGATACAATAATATTTTACAATAAATCAAACAAAATATATCGTGTTATGGTGCGATTTGATAAGCAAAGTAGCAATTTTTATTTAATAAATGATTTTTTAGATTTAAAAATGCGAGATTATTTTTTATTTGAAAATTTGGTGCTTTATAATAACTTAAATCATACTGATATAAGCATTAATGATTTTAATTATTTTGATTTCATTAAAAAAATAGATGCATAAATTGGTTTAATAATGTTTTCTTGGTCTATTTCGGAGTAGTATAAAAATTTACGGTTGGTCCTTTTGAAGGTTTAATGATATTTCTATCTTTTAGCCAAACATTTTCATCTTCAAACATCGTGCTAAATTCTTTCATCAAATTAGGAGTGCTTAATTGTTCGTCATAAAACGTTCTAGGTATAAACCGATATTCTATAATTGGATTGGGGCATTTCGAATATTCTCTATAATATCCCATTACTATCATAATAATACCAAACATTAATAATAATAAAACTATAGATTTCATATACTAAATTAAAACATTATAAAAACATTTATATTTTCAAAATAATTTTTTCAGCACTTTTATTAATTTTTAATAGATTGTTCCGTGTATCATCCCTAAATTTATTGAAAATTACATCAGGTTTATACTTTAAATAATTGTCCTGTATCTTATTTTTGAGGTTTCCTAGAAATTGATTAGTCTCAAATATATTTGTTACACTGTTTTCCAATTTACATAAAAAATGCTCGTGTACTGATGTATTTATATAGATTAATAGTAAACCACATATTGGGATAAAATAAATCAAATTAATATTATCTTTAAAAAAATTTACTGAAATTAATAAAAACAAAACTATTATAATAATATTGTTAATCATTAAATATATATATATATATTTATATATTTTTAATAATTTTTGCGGGCAGACTTCTAATTAACATATATGGGTATATGCTTATTAATCAATATAATATCATCAATAGTAATTAAACATCCCGAATATTATAATTGTAAAGCATTCTAGTATACTATATAATTCAAGTGCAATCATAACCTACACTTGAATATGAATGGACATTCATAAGGAATATTGAAAGTAGGGTCATAATAATATTACACCCCAGTTTCAATTTCTAATGTGCCATATACTCTAGTTATATGCGATTACTGTTTTACCAGTTCGCTAAAAATCAGTTTTTTCAAACCTATTAAACCGCTCAGTCATCAAACTATATTGCCGTTCAACACTAGAGGATGAAATATATTCTACAATTGTAGACTTATACTTTCATAATTATATATAACATTATATTTTTAAGTAAAAACAAAATATAAAAAAAAATTAATTAATAAAATGAATTAAATATATATTTAAAAATAAATGTATAAATTAGTTTAACTAAATCATGTTAAATTATTTTTTCATAGTAAGTTTTTTTGCCTTTTGGCGAATCTTAATTTTAAGTTTTACTAAATTTTTTGACTATAATATAAGTAAGAATATTGCTCATTTTATACATGCGTTAATATTTGTAATTTATTACAATACAAATTTTGATAAATCGTATCTTATAAACCTAAGCACAAGTTTTTACATATATGACTTAATCTATATAATTTTACAATTATTCCAGAATAAAAATGCGCTTATATCACAAGGTCCTTTTATAGTACATCATATTATTGCGATATATGGATTATATCTTTCTTCAATAGATATATCATCTAACTTTATACTTATGATATATAATATATTAGAAAATTCAAATTTTATGTTATATGTCGCCTATCATGTTAATAAATCGTATACTACATTTCCCTATTATGTTTACATAGTAGAATTTATACAATATATATGGTATACATATTTTCGAATAATATATTTTTCAAGATATTTGTTATCTAATTTGGATGAAATATATTTACATAATGAAATTATATCATATATTCTTTTAGCAACACTATACTTTATGGGTGTATTTTGGAGTTATAAACTTTTTTTAAAAAATATTAAAAATATATCATTAATTCTAGAAGAAATTAAGCCTAAGAGTGAATAAAAATATATTTAAATAAATATAATAAATTTATTGAAATATTGTTTTTAAAGCATTGGTGCGCTACCTAACATTCCTAATTGTGGGAAACCTACCATATTAGCACCTAAGCCGAAGCCAGCACCTTGACGAGCCGCATAACTTATAGATGGAGAAAACATATCTAATATGGCAAAAACAGCCGCAGCAGTTAATGCTATTAACATAATTTCTTCAATATTTAAACGATTTTTGCCTACTAAATAACAGGCAACTGCGGTAGCTCCACCTTCAACTAAATATTTAGTTATCCTTTTTACCATTTCTTGAATATCTGTAGCAGGAGTTTCAAGTGATGACATATTAGTTATTTATATTTGAAAAAGAGAAAAAAAAAATAGAAATTATATTATTAAATAATAATTATTACTTAAAGAATGATATAATAATTATTACTTAAAGAATGATGTAATAATTACTAAATATATAATGACTGATAGTATTGAAGATTTTTTGGAAGTTGATAGTGCAGTTCCAGGTCAAGCTTACGGAGTTTTTTCATTTTTAAGTCCAGAAAATGTTCTTAAAAAAAAAGAGATATTTATCATGAGTGAGTTCCTAAAATCTTTATGTAATAATAGTGATTTTTTAAAACATAATGTATTGTCTGAAGAAAAATCAAAATTGGATTATGATAAAACAAAAGATTTATATGATGATTTTTTGTTTAAAAATGAGGAAGCACTGGAAAATAAATTTCATGAAATGGAAAATTTTAGAACAACTGTGCGTGGATTTAAAGCAAGAGGAAACTATGCTACTCAACGCGAAGCAGAAGTAAGAGCAAAAGTATTACAAAGATTATACAAAAATGATAATATATTTGTTGGACCAATTGGATATTGGTGTCCTTGGGATCCCAATCCTGACCGTATTGAAAACCAAGAATATTTGGAACCAGAATTAAATACTCTAATGCAAAAATATAAAGATAATAGTGCTAAACGAGATATTTTTTATCAGCAACAAAAGGATGACCAAATTAGGGCTAAGACTGAAGAACGGTTGAACAGGGAAAAACAGTTAAAAGAAGCTTCAGAATCACAAAATATTGCGAATAGTCTCGAAGATAAAGACCCATGGATGAAACAAAAAGAAGGGGATAATGAATAATGATATTTTTTTGATTTGATTTGAGCATATTGTGTATTTATAAAATAGGCAAAATAATATATCACTTAACCAAGCAATAAATGATATAATATTTATAAATAGTAGTTTTTTTAAAATAAGATTAAATAGATGATTATTTTTGTAATTTAATAAATGTATTTAAGATATAATTAATTTATGGATAAAAATATTGATCTAGTAAGAAATATAAAATCAATTGAAGACATGAAGTATTTATTGAATTATAGTAGAAAAGCGGACGAATTTTTAAAGGGATTAACAATAAAAGCATATAATAAAATGGATAATGGATATACATATAAACTTAGTAAAAACATAGGTGAAATTGACCATCCAGAGTTCACACCTTACTTTACTCCAGGGGAAATGTTAGAAATGGGAGTTTTTGAAGGGAAATATCTAAATGACTGTATACTTGAATTTCCAAGAGAATGGTTTGAAGATGCAATTAAATCTGGAACATTAAGTCCAAACAATCCAAATGTTACATGTAATTGTTTCTCTATAAAAAGCCGTTTATCGAGGTCTGAATGGTTAAAGAATGGTTGGATACCACAAATTGAAGGAGACCCTGATAATAGGGGGTGGTTTCAATGGTATTGTAGATATTATATTGGTCGTAGAATACCTGAAATTGATATAATACAAATCAAACGATGGAAAGCATTTAAACGACATTATGGACAAGTGCGAAAGAATTGTGAAGAAATCAGCTGTAGGCCTAAACAACGCCAAGCATTGCTTCAATGGGGGTACAATGCTTTTATAACAAAAAATTCTGAATAATCATTATTTTACACAATAAAAATAAAATAGAAATGAATAACTAATACTATTTATTCATCTTTATTTTTCCCATAGTTAGAAATATTTATAGTAAATAACTTAATTATACCATATAATAACCAATAATCCAATTATATTGTATAATTACAATTGGTCTGACTTATCATATACATTAAGCACCCGAGCACTTGGGTCTTTGGTATCGCCAGACCATTTTGGTAACCAATAATATGGGATAGTACTAGCACGTCCAGGATAGAATTCTTCAAAAACTTTTCGATAATAATAACTTTCTTTAAGATGAGGACAATTTACATCAAATTTGTTCTTTTGTTCTTCAAATTCAGTATCTGATATTAATTTATCGACATGTTCTTGAATAATTTGATACCACGATTTTTCCGTGCTACTAACACCATCACTAAATGCCTCTTTTTTTCGCCAGAGAATTTCATCGGGTAAGAGACCTGTTCCATCAAATGCCTTTCTAATAAACCATTTTTCCATACCATCTTTAGGAACTTTCCATTCAACAGGAACACGCATGTATTCAGTTAAAAATTCTTTATCTAAAAATGGAACCCGCACTTCTAATCCATTTCCAGCAGTAGATTTATCGCACCTTAGACAATCAAAATAGCACAAATCTTGTAAAAGTCTAATACATTCATCCTGAAAGTCATTATCGGAAGGCGCATTGTGAAAATACATATAACTTCCACTTGCTTCATCGCTTCCCTCCCCACTAAAAACTACAACAATATCTGTATTTTCTTTAATATATTTTGATAGCAAATACATAGGAGTGCTCGCTCTAACAGTGGTAGTATCATAAGTTTCATTCTGCTTTATAACCGTTGTAATCGCGGATAACATATCTTCTGCTGTAACTATTACTTCATGATGAATAGACCCAATATGTTTAGCTACAACTCTTGCTTTAATTAGGTCTGTGCTACCTTCCATTCCTATTGAAAATGAATGAATAGGTTCAGGAGCATTATGTTTAGCTACTAACGCACCCACAATACTACTATCGAAACCTCCACTTAAAAATACACCAAATGGTCTTTCAAACATAAAACGTTTAAACACAGCAGCTTCAAAAAACCCTCTCATTTTAGTAAGCTGGTCTACTAACGATAGTTCACTAGGTTCAATTCTTGGATAGTTATAATGATAATACGGAATAGGTTTTTCACAATCAATATCTAAATAATGACCTGGTTTAAATTGTTCAATTGTAGCCATAAAATCAGACAAACCTTTCATTTCACTACATACACCTATATTATTATAGACGTCTTTTCCAATATATAGTGCTCTTACACCAATGGGATCTCTAGCTATATATATCTTATCATTTTTTCTATCATATAATACAAAGGCAAAATACCCACTGATCAATTCAAGAGTTTTATGAATTCCAAATAACTTATATAAATGTAGAATTACCTCACAATCACTATGACTATTGGGTTTAATATCATATTTTTCTTCTAATTCAACATGATTATAAATTTCTCCGTTACAGATAAGCACTATATCATCTAAAATTAAAGGTTGATTTCCATTCTCACTAATATCATTAATTGATAAACGATGAAATCCCATAAATATTTTATCATCAAACGTTTTATATTGCGAATTATCTGGACCTCTATGTTTAATTTTATTACAATTATACACTAATAAGTCATGTAAATCACTTATTTTTTTATTTTTAAAAATAGAGATGAATGCAAATATACCACACATAGGTTATAGTATAATTTATATTATAACTTATGTATTGTTCAAATTTTTATATATATATTTAAAATTTA